AAAAAAATATGGCAACTAAAAAAATTGTAGAAAAGAAAACAGGAGAAAAATACCCTTCTAAAAAAGCGATGATGAAACACGAAAAAGGTGAATCAAAAGCAGAAATGAAAAAAGAATACGGAAAGGTTAAACCTAAATCTCCAACGAAACAAACAAGTGGGGCAATGAGCGCAATTAAAAGCGCTGTAAAATCTACACCAAAACCTACAGGAACTAAATTAGCTCCAACTAAAATGAAAAAATGTTAGTGATTAACATTCTTTATATACGTAAATAAACAAAAAACAAACACAAACAAAAAAAAACAAAATGGCAAAATTTATTACAATCGCTACTACTGTAGCTGGAGCACAACCAAATCTTTTTAACGTTGATAACATTACAACTGTATCTTGGCTTACTGCTACTACATTTGCAATTTATTCTGGAGCTAAAAGTTATACTTTTACAACTAGTGCTGCTGGTGCTTCAAGTACTGTAGCAGCTGTTAATGCAGCTATATTAAATCCTGCTGGACCTATTCTAGTACCCGTAGCAATTCCTTCTGGAGTTACTATTGCTGCTCTTCCTGTTGTAGCATAACAACTTATTTTAAATCCCCTATAGAGTGATTTATAGGGGAATTTAATAACTTAAACCGTATACGAATGGCATTTACAATGAAAGGTCCGCCTTATAACGTGGACAATACACCTATTTATAGTACGGACATGGACGATAATGTTCTAGGTATGGCTCAGTCAAATGGAACTATACTAGTGAATAAAAATGTATCTCCATTAGAATTAAAAAAAAGTAAGACAATAGAACACGAAATGGTTCATATTGATCAGATGAAACGTGGCGATTTAGATTATACTGACACACATGTAATCTGGAAAGGAAAAAAACATGCTCGTGCAACTATGCAAGAAGGAGCAAAAAACTTACCTTGGGAACAAGAGGCATACGCTAAACAAGGTAAAAAAGTTAAATAATAAATAATGTATGTAATATTATAGGTATATAACTCTAATATTATTTAATTATGAAAAAAGTATTTTTAATTATCGTAGTTGCGTTATTTAGTTTAAACGCTTTTAGTCAGCAAGAAATTAATACCAATGATTTAATTGGGTATTGGAAACCCGATCAAGAATCGGCGCAATTATTCTTTTGGAAAGATTCTTTAGGTAGATTACAATCACAAGAAATAAACGGAAGTGATGGAGAACCTATTGATTTAGTTACTTTAAAAGTTGAAAAAAATCATATTTTTATTAGAACAATTTATGTTCCAAATAACTGGGTTACTGAAAATGTTTATACATTAATAAATAAAACTACATTAAAATGCATTGTTACTGGAGACGGTAATGGAACATTAATATACACTAAGATTAAATAAAAAATAAATAAAAAATAAAAATGGCATATACTCAAGACCCAGGAAGATCTCCTTTACCACAAACAGGACGTGGCATTCCAACCCCGTTTTTACAAACTAACATTTCTTCAGGATCTGATTTAAAAGCAAAAGCTACTGCTAAAGCGGAAAAATTAAGGGCTGCAGATAAAAGTAAACTTGGAACTGGAGAAACGAAAACATTTACAGGTACAGAAAGAGATATTACACCTGCTACAACTCCTGAACAAGTTGCTGCTTGGAAACAAGCTATAACAAAACCTGGCGCTGGTAGAAATATTAGAACAGAATCTGTAACAGTTAAGAAAGAAGGGTTTAGCGACTTAAAACCAGCAGGTCCTGTAAGTCCTAAAAATCAAATTTCTGGTTCTTTAATGAAACCAACACCTAACAAAGCGCCTAGTCCTAATGGAATGTCATGGACTAAATCTGATACTAATCAAAATTTTGGGGGAAGAACTGTTACGGGAATGTCGCCTACAGGATCTGCTGAAATTGCAGCTGGTAAAAGAAAACAATCTATAGATACAGACCCTAAGAATACTAGTCAAGGTAGACCTTTTTCTACAGGTTCTGAAAATAAATATACTTCACAAGCCGTTACGCCAAGAGAACAAAAATTATTAAATAGAGGTTTAATAGGGCAAGGAGACAATCCTATTGGAGTTGATCCTAAAAGATATGAAACGTTTATAGGTAAAAAGGAAGCTATAGCTAATAAGCAAGACGCTACCATTTCGGAACGCAAAGCTAGAGTTGCTGCTAAAAAAAGAAAATAAAATGAAAAATCTATCAACAACAGGTTATAAAAGAAATAGTCCTGACAAAGATAGACCTTATAATGTAATACCTAGCGGGGAGATCACAATGAAAGATGTAGATTTTCCCGTATTAGGCATAGATAACAAAGGTAACGAAAAAGTAATGCAACCAGGGGAAGAATCAATTAGTTTTCCTGGAGATACTGTGTTGGAATTCCCTATGTTAGGTGATATTATAAAAAATAAAAAACAAATATACAATAATATATTTAAAAAATAGACAATGGGACAATACGGAAATCAACCAGACTTTGGAACAAGAGCTTTAACAATAGTGCCAACAGGAGACTATCCAAATGACGGAATTGAATCAGGAAAACCTTTAAATTCCGCAGCATTATATATAGGAACCGGTGGAGACTTAATTGTTTCAGTTGTTGGAGGAGATGTAAATGGTCCTACTAATGGTATTACTATATTTAAAAATATACCAAGTGGAACATTTTTCCCTGTAATAGTTAATAATGTTTGGGCAACTTATGACACAGATGTGTTAGTTACAACCTGTTCAGATATTGTTGCTCTTTACTAATAATATTTTAAATATAAAAACAAAATAGATAATGGGACAATACGGAAATCAACCTGATTTTGCGACAAGAGTATTAACTATATCACCTAAAGGTTTTGCACAAGGCGACTTAATAACCATTACGTATAAATTAGATAATGGTGACGAGACTACACAGCGTTTTACTTCTAGGAATTTAGATGTAACAATTTACAAGGACGGAACAGTGATACCACAAGCAACAGACGCTAGTCAATGGGAAGCATTTGGAATTGCCGGTACTGGATGTTGGGCATATTATAATTACGATCCAGCAAATGGACCTATATATGGTAAAATATATAATGGGCACGCTATAGACGAGGGTGCTGGACACTCTACAATTTGTCCTAATGGATTTATTCTTCCTTCTAAGACAACGTTTGAAGAAATGACTAATCCTTCCGGTAAGAATCCTACTTTAGGACAAAAAATAAAATCTAAAGGCGTTGCAGAGAACGGGTCAGGTCTTTGGGTTGGTAGTCCAGGTGGTGATACGGGTACAGATGTTTTTAACTTTACTGGGTTACCAGGTGGACGTATTAATGAGTATGGTGGGTCTGAACAAAGTACTGAAGTTGGAAATTTTTGGTCTAATGACATAAATGTTGATGGTAATTTATTAGCTGGGTATATAGCTTTTAATAATCTTGAATTTGTTACATTTAATGCTAATTCTCTAAGAGACGGATATTCAGTTAGATTAGTTCCAACTGTAGGTTATAAAGAATCGCCAAAATTAAACTCTGCTGCATTATACGTAGGATCAGGTGGAGATTTAGTAGTTACATTAGTAGGAGATACAGAACCAACTGTTTTTAGAGGTATACCTTCTGGAACGTTTTTTCCAGTAATCGTAGATTATGTTTGGGAAAGTTCAAACGACTCTTATACAACAGCGTCTAATATAGTGGCTCTTTACTAATGGGAATGGGTATTGGTATTGGTTGGCCTAACGCAACCTCTGGAAGTGGTAATCAACAAGGTTGGTTTAATGTTCCAGAAACATGCAGTAGTGGTTCTGTTAGCGGTGCTTACACTCAATACTTTGAAAGTACTTATTACAAGGAAGGTGATTATGTTTATGCTATAGAAGAACCTGGATATGTTTTATTAGGCGCGTTTCAAACGTCTGATCCTATATCAACCAAAATATTTACAATTGAAGGACCGGTCACTAATAGTTGCCCGATATAACAAATAACAATTAAATCAAATAAAATGTCAAACACAAACAAAATTAAAGAAGATCAATTAAGTACAATTGTAAAACACCAAAAAGAACTAACTAGTATTTTAACAAACATTGGAGTGTTAGAATCACAAAAGCATAGTCTTTTACATCAAGTAGCAGAAGTTAATAAAGCTGCTGAAGAATTTAAAAATGTATTGCAAGAAGAATACGGGCCAATTAATATTAATTTAGAAGATGGTTCTTATACTTTAATTGAAGATGCTAAAGAAGACACTTCAAAATAATGGATAACATTATTAGAAAAATAAGTGTAGGAGTTGACTATAAGAATGAAGCAATGCATTATTCTATTGGTCAATCCGTATATGGAGGTCATGAGATAACTTATATTAAGTTAGATACAAAAGATTCTTCATATAACATATACATAAAAAAAGGAGATGAAGTAATGCCGTGGAAGAAGTTTAATTCTAATATGGCTATCTCTGTAGAATATGATTTAGAATACTAATGACAAGTGTATTTAGTTTTATCGTAAAACCAGTAGGTCAAAGATACGATAATGAAATTAAAGTAGATGGTGGAAACCTAGTGCTTAATACAAAAATAGAAAGTTTTAAATCTGTGAATAACTTAGCGGAGGTTGTTGCAATCCCGCTAGCTTATTCAACTAGTATAAAGGTTGGAGATTTTGTAATAATACATCACAACGTTTTTAGAAGGTTCTATGACATGAAAGGTAAACAGAAAAACAGTAGAGCATTCTTTATGGATAATCTATATTTCTGTGATGTTGATCAAATTTATCTATATAAAAATGATGACAGGTGGAAGTCTTTTAATGACAGATGCTTCATTAAACCTATTAAAAATAATGACAGTTTAAAACTTGATAAAGAACAAAACCTTATTGGTATATTAAAATACGGAAATAGTTCTTTAGAAGCGCTTAAAATATACGAGGGAGACCTTATAGGTTATACTCCTAACGGAGAGTTTGAGTTTGTTGTCGAAGGGCAAAGACTTTATTGTATGAAATCTAATGATATTGTAATTAAATATGAATATAAAGGAAACGAAGCAGAATATAATCCTAGCTGGACACAAAGCAGTACTTGAATTAATTAAAGTTGCTGAAGAGGCTATTTTAAATAATGGAGAAGACGATTTGTCTGCAGATAAATTAAAGAATGCGGCTGCTACTAAAAAACTAGCCATATTTGATGCTTTTGAAATTCTTAGTAGAATAGAAGAAGAAGAAAAGATGTTGTTAGACGGAGACAGAGATACAGAGGTTAAAGTATTTAAAGGTTTTGCAGAAGGGAGATCTAAATAATGTACGAGCAAACTTTATACAAAATAGTTCCAGACTACGTAAAGTCTAGTGTTATAAAACAAAACAACCGCCTTAAAAAATGGAAGTATGGATATGATAAGATTCATGATATGGTTGTTATTAGTAAAACTGGAAAGATTGGTGAAATACTTGAAATCCAGAATCTAAAAATAGCATTGCCATTAGCTGAAGATACTTATTCAAGGTCTAAAGTTAAAGAAGAACAATTCTGGGAGCAAATGGATTTCCCAAAAGAAATAGGTAAGATTAAAAATACTTTTGATTGGAATAAACAACCAGATGTTTTTAAAGACAGATGGTACGATTATATCGATAACGAGTTTAAATATAGAGAAGAAGGTTTATTCTTTTATAATAATGGTAAACCAACTTATATAACAGGTACACATTACATGTACTTACAATGGAGTAAGATCGATGTTGGAGCACCTGATTTTAGAGAATCAAATAGATTGTTCTTTATATTTTGGGAAGCATGTAAGGCAGATCCAAGAGCGTACGGAATGTGTTATTTAAAAAATAGACGTTCTGGTTTTTCTTTTATGTCTTCTGCAGAGTTAGTGAATTTAGCTACAATATCTAGTGATTCTAGGTTTGGTATATTATCTAAGTCTGGAGCAGATGCTAAGAAGATGTTTACCGACAAAGTAGTACCAATATCAATTAATTATCCTTTCTTTTTTAAACCTATCCAAGACGGTATGGATAGACCTAAAACAGAACTTGCATATAGGATTCCAGCATCGAAACTAACACGACGAAAGTTAGATTCTAACGAAAGATTAGAGGAACTTGAAGGACTTGACACAACGATCGACTGGAAAAATACTGGAGACAACTCTTATGATGGTGAAAAGTTAAAACTTTTAGTACATGACGAGAGTGGTAAATGGGAGAGACCTGATAATATACTAAACAACTGGAGGGTTACAAAAACAACTCTTCGATTAGGTAGTAGAATTATTGGTAAATGTATGATGGGTTCAACATCAAATGCTTTGGATAAAGGAGGAGAAAACTTTAAAAAACTTTATTACAATTCTGATGTCACAAAAAGAAACCGCAATGGACAAACTAGTTCGGGATTATATAGTTTGTTTATACCTATGGAATGGTCCTACGAGGGATTCATTGATACTTATGGGTTACCTGTATTCGATACTCCAGAAGAACCAATCAAAGGTGTCGATGGAAGCGAAATAGAATATGGTGTTATAGAACATTGGCAAAATGAAGTAGATGGTTTAAAGTCAGATCAAGACGGTTTAAATGAATACTACAGACAGTTTCCAAGAACAGAACAACACGCTTTTAGAGACGAAGCAAAGCAATCTTTGTTTAATCTTACTAAAATATACGAACAAATAGATTACAATGAAGACATAAGAAACACAAGCGTATTGACACGAGGTAGTTTCAGATGGGAAAATGGAATACAAGATACTAGAGTAATGTTCTATCCTAATAAAGATGGTAGATTCTTAATATCATGGATTCCACCTGTTCATCTTCAGAATCACGTTATAATAAGAAACGGTACTAAATACCCAGGAAACGAACACTGCGGAGCTTTTGGATGTGACCCTTACGATATATCAGGAACGGTAGACGGTAAAGGTTCTAATGGAGCTTTAAGTGGATTAACTAAGTTTTCAATGGAAGATGTACCACCAAACAGTTTCTTTTTAGAATATATCGCAAGACCTCAAACTGCAGAAATATTCTTTGAAGAAGTTTTAATGGCATGTATATTCTACGGAATGCCAATACTTGCTGAAAATAATAAACCTAGATTATTGTTTCATTTTAAAAGAAGAGGATATAGAGGTTACTCTATGAACAGACCTGATAAAGTATGGAACAAGTTATCTATAACCGAAAGAGACATTGGTGGAATACCAAACTCAAGTGAAGACATTAAACAAGCTCACGCTGCTGCTATAGAATCTTACATAGAACAACACGTTGGTATAACTCAAGAAGGATATGGAGACATGTACTTTAATAATACTTTAAACGATTGGGCTAGATTTAATATAAATGACAGAACAAAACATGATGCTTCTATTAGTTCTGGATTAGCTATAATGGCTTGTAATAAAAGCAGGTATGCTCCTTCCGCTCCTTTAGTTAGACAGGTACATAATTTAGGTATAAAGAAATACGACAATACAGGTTCTTCATCAAAAATATATAATAAATGAATATATACACAAATACAAACAGTGCGTTTCCAAGTCAGGTTGTACCTGATTCAGTTAAAGCTTCTGAAGAGTATGGTTTGCAAGTATCTCGAGCTATAGAGCAAGAATGGTTTGACCAAGGTAGAACTACTCAAAATAGATACGTGTCTAACTGGAATAATTTTCATCAACTAAGATTATACGCGAGAGGAGAACAATCTGTTCAAAAATACAAAGACGAATTAGCTACTAACGGTGATATTTCTTATCTTAATTTAGATTGGAAACCAGTGCCTATTATATCTAAATTTGTAGATATAGTAGTTAATGGAATGTCGCAAAAGACTTATGATATAAAAGCTTACGCTCAAGATCCAGAGTCTTTAAAGAAAAGAACTAATTACGCTCAAGCTATTTTAAGAGACATGTATTCTCAAGATCTATTAGCAAAAGCAAGTGGTTTATTAGGAAAAGACTTATCTGCATCATCTATTCCAAAAGGTGAACTTCCAGAAACAAAAGAAGAATTAGATCTACACATGCAACTTTCTTATAAGCAATCTATTGAAGTTGCTGAAGAAGAGGTTATTAATAATGTGTTAGCGACAAACAAATGGGACTTAACTAGACGTAGATTAAACTATGACTTAACTGTATTAGGTATTGCCTGTGTTAAAACAAGTTTTAATGTAAGCGAAGGAATAAAGACAGAGTATGTAGATCCTGCTTATTTAGTTTATTCATATACTGAAGACCCAAACTTTGATGACGTATATTATGTTGGAGAAGTTAAAGCGGTTACAATACCAGAACTTAAAATGCGTTTCCCTGATTTATCTGAAGAAGAGTTGTATAAAATACAACAAATGCCAGGTAACAGACAATACATAACTGGTTGGGGTAATTACGATGAAAATACAGTTCAAGTTTTATATTTTGAATATAAGACTTACATGAACCAAGTTTATAAAATAAAATACGGAGAAAACGGACTTGAAAAAGTTATTGAAAAAACAGATGATTTCAATCCACCTCCAAGTGATAATTTTGAAAGAGTATCAAGAACTATAGAAGTACTATACACTGGTGCTAAAATACTAGGTACAAATACTATGTTAGAATGGAAACTGTCAGAAAACATGACTAGACCTTTTTCTAACATGACTAAAGTTGAAATGAATTATATCATATCAGCGCCAAGAATGTACAAAGGTAGAATTGATTCTACCGTTAGTAAGATAACTGGTTTTGCAGATATGATTCAATTGACTCATTTAAAGTTACAACAAGTAATGTCTAAAATGGTACCTGATGGTGTGTTCTTAGATATTGATGGTTTGGCAGAAATTGATTTAGGTAATGGTACAAATTATAATCCAGCTGAAGCATTAAACATGTACTTTCAAACTGGTAGTATAATAGGTAGATCTTTAACACAAGATGGTGGTCAAAATCTAGCTAGAGTTCCTATTCAAGAATTAAGTAGTTCATCTGGTCAAGCTAAAATGGCTGCTCTTATACAAACTTATCAGTATTATTTACAAATGATAAGAGATGTAACTGGGTTAAATGAAGCAAGAGACGGAAGCGCTCCAGAAAGAGATACTTTGGTTGGATTGCAAAAGATGGCCGCTAACGCGTCAAATACTGCTACGAAGCATATATTACAGTCTAGTTTGTTTTTAACTCTTAGAACATGCGAGAACATATCCCTTAGAGTTGCTGATTGCCTAGATTATCCTTTATTAGCTCAAGTATTAGAAGAAAGTATTTCTAGTTATAATACAGCTACTTTAAAAGAGATTAAAAATCTAAACTTGCATGACTTTGGTATATACTTAGAATTAGAACCAGATGAAGAACAAAAAGCAATGCTTGAACAAAATCTTCAAGTTGCCTTGCAAAGTGGTGGTGTTGATTTAGACGATGTCATAGACATTCGTGAGATCAAGAATTTAAAGTTAGCCAATCAAATGTTGAAACTTAGAAAAGCTAGAAAACTAAAAGCCGCTCAAGAAGCTCAAATGGCTAACATACAAGCGCAAGCACAAGCAAATCAAGAGACAGCAGAGAAAGCCGCTTTATATGAAGTTCAAAAACAACAGGCATTAACTCAAGAAACGGTAAATGTAGAACAAGCAAAAACACAGTTCGACATACAAAAAATACAAACAGAAACAGCACTTAAGAAAGAGATAATGGCAATTCAGTTTCAATACGATATGCAGTTAGCTCAATTAAAATCTCAAACAGAACAACAAAACTTACAAGTTGCTGAAGATAGAAAAGACGAAAGAACAAGAATACAAGCCACACAACAATCAGAGTTAGTTAATCAAAGAAAAACAAATTCACTACCTCAAACTTTTGAATCTTCTCAATTTACAGGTTTAGAAGATTTATAGAATAAAAAAAATTATTTAATTATATTATATTATGGAACAGATTAAACAAGAAGGAGAATTTAAACTTCAAAAAAGAAAACCTAGAAACCTAAGTAAAGAAGACATCGTAACTAAGGTAGATTTTACTCAACCTATAGTGAATGAAGAGGTATTAAAAGTTGTTATACCTAGTATAGAACCAGAGGTTGTTGTAGAAGAAGTTAAAACAGAACTACAAGAAGTAGAACAAGAAGTAAATGTTATTCAAGAAATAACTGACGAACAGGTAGATGAAAAGGTAAATATTATCGAAGCACAGGTTGAAAAACATGTTCAAGAACAAGAAAAAACTGGTAAACCTTTACCTGAAAATATAGAGAAACTAGTTACTTTTATGGAAGAGACTGGTGGAACTGTAGAAGATTACGTAAGATTAAATACAGATTATTCTAGCGTAGATGAAAAAACGTTAGTAAGAGAATACTATAAAAGAACTAAACCTCATTTAGACAGAGATGAAATCCAATTTTTAATGGAAGACAACTTTGAATATGATGAGGACTTAGAAGAAGAGCGAGATATTAGAAAAAAGAAACTTGCTTTTAAAGAAGAGGTTGCAAAAGCTAAGAACCACTTAGAGTCAATAAAGGATAGATACTACGACGAGATCAAGTTGAGACCGGGCGTAACCAAAGAACAACAAGAGGCTTCTGACTTTTTTAACCGATATAAGAAGAATGAAGATGAGTCTAAAGTGCGACATGAACGTTTCAAGCAGGACACTAAAAGTTTATTTACTAACGATTTCAAAGGTTTTGAATACAATGTTGGTGAAAAAAGATTTAGATATACTGTACAAAACAATGAACAGGTTGCAGATAAACAGTCAGATATTAACAATTTCATCGGGAAGTTCCTGGATAAAGACGGAAATGTTAATGACACTAAAAGTTATCATAAGGCTTTGTACACCGCTATGAACTCTGATAAGATTGCACAACACTTTTACGAACAAGGAAAAGCTGATGCAATTAAAGAGGTAGTTACTAACTCAAAGAACCCTGGAACTGCTCAACCAAGACAAGCGTCTGGCGAAGTTTTTATCAACGGTTTAAAAGTTAAATCTATTAGTGGTTTTGATTCTTCTAAATTAAGAATACAAACAAAGAAATTTAACAATTAAAAATTACAATTATGTCAAACATGGTTAACTCGGTTACTGGAACTAACTTTGGTTCTATTAAACCGTCTCAAAAACAACAAGCGTTAGAGACAAACTACTTAAACTTTGCAAATGGAAGTGGTAATGATTTTGCTCAACAATATTTACCTGAAATCTACGAAGCTGAAGTAGAGCGTTACGGAAACAGAACTCTTTCTGGATTTTTACGTATGGTAGGAGCTGAAATGCCAATGTCTTCTGATCAGGTTATCTGGTCTGAACAAAACAGATTGCATATTGCTTATAACAATGTAACTTGTGCTACTGCAACTACTTTAACATTCACAACTGGTGGTACTGGTATTAACTTCGTTCAAAACGTTGTTTCTCCAGGTCAAACTTTAGTAGTTATGAATCCTACTACAGGTACTGAACTTAAAGTTCTTGTTACTGCTTCAAGTACTGCGTCTACTACCGCTACTCTTACGGTTTATCCTTACACACAAGCTAGTTTAACTTCTGGTACTGTGAATTTTACATCTGCAACAAACCTTAAGATCTTCGTTTATGGTTCTGAATTTATAAAAGGAACTACTGATGCATCTATCAACGCTGTAACTCCATCGTTCACTCAATACAATAACTCTCCTATCATTATCAAAGAAAGATACCAAATCTCTGGATCTGATACTGCACAAATCGGTTGGGTTGAAGTTGCTACTGAAGACGGTACTGGAGGTTTCTTATGGTATTTAAAAGCTGAATCTGAAACAAGATTACGTTTTGAAGATTACTTAGAAATGTCAGTTATTGAAGGTGAATTATCAGCTGCTAGTTCAGGTGTATCAACTTTAACTCCTGCTACAGGTGTAACTTACAAAGGAACACAAGGTCTTTTTGCTGCTATTAGAGAAAGAGGTAATATCGTAAATAACTTTACTGCTGCTAGTGGTTTAAGTGATTTTGATTCAATCTTGAAAGGATTAGATACTCAAGGGGCAATTGAAGAAAACATGTTCTTCTTGAACAGAGCTACTTCTCTTGACTTTGATGATATGTTAGCTTCTTTATCTGCTGGCGCTGCTGGTGGTGTTGCTTACGGTTTATTCGAAAACTCTGAGCAAATGGCTTTGAACTTAGGTTTCTCTGGTTTCCGTAGAGGATCTTACGATTTCTACAAAACTGATTGGAAATATTTGAATGACGCTTCTACTCGTGGTGGTGTTGCTAATACTTCAATCGACGGTGTATTGATTCCTGCTGGAACATCTACTGTATATGATCAACAATTAGGTACTAACATCCGTAGACCTTTCTTACACGTTCGTTACAGAGCTAACCAAGCTGATGATAGAAGAATGAAATCTTGGATCACTGGATCTGTTGGAGGTGCTTACACTTCTGATCTTGATGCAATGCAAGTACACTTCTTGTCTGAAAGATGTTTAGTTACACAAGCTGCTAACAATTTCG